GCAGGAGATGCCGGGGAGGGGGGCAGCAGATGCCCCCAAACCATCATACAACCATCAAGAACCAAAACCTAAGAAGGCTGCGCCGCATCGGCTCTCGCCTGATTGGGTTCCCAGTGACGACGATTTGGAATGGGCACGGCAGGCGTTCCCAAACGTGGAGGCGGTCAATGAAACAGATAGGTTCCGTGATTACTGGATCGGAAACGGGAAAACGATGGTCGACTGGCGAGCAACCTGGCGCAACTGGATCAGGCGGTCGTCAACTTTCCAACGTCAGCGACCCAGCAACAACGCTGCCAGCCGAACTCAGGACAATCGAGCTCGACTCCTTGCGGCACTGGATGGAGATGCCAGCTAACACCCTATCGTGGGAGATTCTGCATTACGGTGCAGAGAAGCTGGAGACGGCAGCCAATGCGCTCGCGCTTGCTTGCTCACAAGTGGAGCAAGCGCTCCCGCCTGTCAGCCGTGAGGAGATAGTAGATGTGCTGGGATCAATGGCAGAGATGCTCCAGGTCAGTGTGCCTAGCACGTTAGGGATCAAGCTATACTTCGGTGCGCTGAAGGACATGCCAAGCTACAAGTTCAAGGCCGCTGCGTTCAAACTTATCAAGACGCACAAGTGGCCGAAGCTACCCTTGCCTGCTGACTTTATCGAAGCAGCCAAGGAGGAGCGCAAAGACCTCGATCAGTTCATCACCCGGCTGAATCGTGCCGACCACAGGGTGAAGCTTGCCTTGCAGAAATTGCACAGCCGCAGTTAAATGCTATTGCAATCTGCATGGCCGCAGTATACAACAACCACACTACCACGGAGGAAAACATGGGACTGGATATGTATCTTACCGCCAAGCGGTATATCTGGCGTCATCAGGAAGCAATAGTTGAGGCAGTGAAGCGCCTCAATCTGGCCAAGTCACACTATCGTCCGAAGCAGATTGAATACGAGGCTGCTTGCTGGCGCAAAGCTAATCACATCCACGGTTGGTTTGTGCGTAACGTGCAAGCCGGCGTTGATGACTGCAACGAATATGACGTGGGCACTCACGACCTCGAGAAGCTACTTGCTGTGTGCAAGAAGGTGATGCTCGAGCATCACCTGGCCCATGAGTTGTTGCCTACTGTATAAGGCTTTTTCTTTGGCTGCACTGCCTATGACGAAAGCTAGTTCGAAGATGTGCAATACACCATCGATGCATTGACATTGATCGTATTCGACGAGGACGCCAAGCACCTCGACTTCTATTATCAATCCAGCTGGTAAGGGGAACACATGGAACCTATCAATATCATGAGCACTATCAATCGCGGCCGAGGCATCGGTGGCAGCGATGCAATGCGTATCGCACGAGGCGAGTGGCGCGCACTCTACATGGAAAAGCTCAGGCTCACGGAGCCAGAGGACTTGAGCAACGTGTTCAAGGTGCAGCTTGGCATCACGACCGAACCGCTTCACGCGCGCTGGTTCACCAAGATTACGGGGCTGCCGATTGAAACGGCTGCGCCCTTCATGGTGCACCGCTCGATCCCGCACATGTACGCCAACCTCGATGGCTGGGTTACGCATCAGGGCACGTTCGTCGAGCTCAAGCATACCAATGCTAGGGCAACGCTACGTGAGAAGGCGCGTTACTACATGCCCCAGCTGCAGCACTACATCGAAGTGGCCGACGTTCCGTATTGCTACTTCTCGATCATCAAGGGCAACGACGACCCTGAGTTCTGCTTGATAGATCGCAACCAGACCTACATCGATGAGCTCATCAAGATGGAGGAAGCGTTCTGGTGGCATGTGCAGCACAAGGTGCCGCCCGACATTGAACCCAAAGGGCAAGCCGCTGCGCTCGAGAAGGAGACGTTCGAAGTCCTGATCGATGGCCTGCGCACGGTAGACATGACCACTAACAACCAGTGGGTAGTGTTTGCACAGGAGTGGCAGGAGACACGCGATGCTGCCGCTCGTCACGAGGTTGTCGCCAAGGAGATCAAGAGCCTTGTGCCCGAGGATGCAGCCGAAGCCTTTGGCTCTGGCGTTATCGTGCGCCGTGATCGCCGCAATCGTTTGTCGCTTCGAGCAATGAAGGAGGAACCATGAGAGGCAAGGATGGAGTAGGCAAGTATCTCACCGGGTCTGTCGACGTTGAGTTTAACTGCCGCATGGAGTGCCAAGACTATGGCGTTCCAGGATCGCCCACTTGGTGGGAACCAATCAGCGACTCGATCACAATCCAATGGATCGAAATCCTTGGTGTTCCAGTGAGCGAGGACTCGCTGCCCAAGGAGGTCATCAATGCAATCTACGAATTGAGCAGTGAGATAGAGTGGGAGACAGACGAATGATGACTCAAGAAGAAGACGGTGTGCGTATCAAGCTGCACCGCAGGCACGATCCTGACACTAGCAAGAAGGCTGCCGAGAGCGTTGTCGATAAGCGCGGCAGGCTGCAAGCCATCGTGCTTTTCTATGCCGCTAACCAGGCTGAGGAAGGCTTTACGGATGAGATGCTGTCTAACTGGTTCGAGTGCCGGGGCAGCACCTATCGCACACGCAGAGCAGAGTTGACGGCACAGGGGTTGATTGTCCCCACCCGTCGCCGTGCGCGCCTTTCCAGTGGGCGTCACGCCGTCGTGTGGTGCCATCGTGATTACTACCAGGAGAAAGCATGAATAAGAAACAACAGGAATTGCTCGCTGCATTGGATGCAAGATCGAAGCAATTGGCTGGCGAGCAAGGTGGCGGCGGACTCGATTGGGTTTTGCTGGACGACGCAGCACAAGAGATTCGATTGCTTTCAGGTCGAACCATTCTTGATCGCCTGCTTCTCAATGGCGGCACGGACATTATCAATGAAGCCTCAAGCCAAATTGAAAAGCTCAAAGCTGACCAAACCAAGTTGTTGGATCGCTTGTTGTTCATCATGACAACGATCGAGCACAGCGTCGATGTGTCTCCTCAATGGATACATACCGAGATCAATGACATTCTGTCGGGGTATGAAGCATGAACTTGAAGAACCTACACCAACGTCTTGCCGAAGTGATGGGCAAGGTGACCTACATTCAGAAAGAGAAGAAGGTGGGGATGCGCTACACCATCGTCAGCCATGACGCGGTGACTGCTAAGGTCCGCCCGCCTTTGCTCGAAGCTGGCATCCTGTATTATCCTATCCGTTGCGAGACACAGCAGATGGGCAATCGCACCGAAGCCCGCATGACGATCCGCTTTGTCAACATCGACGACACTGCAGACTTCATCGACGTTGAGACGTTTGGCTATGGCCTCGATGACCAGGACAAAGGTCCAGGAAAAGCCATGTCCTACGCTGTGAAGTATGCTTTGCTTAAGACGCTGGGCCTTGAAACGGGCGACGATCCCGACCTCGATCAAGATACAAGCTATCGCGATCCATCGCTCGAGGATTTAGCCCTGTTCTCCACCGACATTGCTACCGCAGCAAGCGTTGAAGAGTTGGCTACGTTGCTCGAACACTATCGCGTCAGCATCGATAAGGCTTCGACCATTGACGCAGCCAAGGTTGCGATGGTGCGGCAGGCCTACGCTAAGAAGAAGAAGGAGCTTACCAAATGACGGCAAAGCCACGGGCGAAGAAGGGGGAATCGCCCGCCCCTGAAACATCTGTCGAGTTCGATCCACCCTTTGCAGTCAAACGCAGAGTGATCGAGTTGCTCGAGGAGTGGATGCCACGTCACATTACCAGTGCCGATGCACCCGAAGTTCAACTGTATCTCAACTATCTGAAGGATAAGATCAATGCTCTCTAAGGCAGTTATCATCGGCAACCTCGGGCGCGATCCCGAGTCCAAGGCATATGGAGAAGGCAGCCAGCTGACCAGTTTCTCCGTCGCCATCAATCGCAAGGTCAAGGGCGAGAAGCAAACCGCGTGGGTCAACGTCACCGTGTTCGGCAAGCAGGCTGAGTGGGTGGCCAAGGACGCGCGCAAGGGCAGCAAGGTCTACGTAGAAGGTGAGCTCTTCATGCGTAGCTACCAGGGCAAGGACGGCATGGAAAAGACCGTCTGTGAAGTCACGGTGGGTGCCTATGGCGGCACTTGCATTGTGCTCGACAAAGCTGGGGCGGATGGCAACACACAGCCAAGCCGACCCAGCGCTTCCTCCTCCTTTGCTGATGAGATGAACGATGATGTTCCTTTCTAATTCTGTCGCTCAAGAGTTGAAGGGGCTGCGCAAAAAGCGCGGCCTCACTCTCGACCAAACCGCCATGAACGCAGGCGTATCACGTCTCACCGTCTTTAATGTGGAGCATGGCAAGACCAGCCCTACTCTAGAGACGTTGCTGCTCATGCTTAAGGCGCTTGATGCCCGCATGATAATCGAACCATTCCCAATGCCGGAGGATTTGCAATGAATATCAATGACATTTTGAAAGAGAGGGGTTCCCGTTATGGGAACTTCCTCGACCATGCCCGCATTACGGCAGGGATCAAAGGCGCAATCTTTCTTCACGCCGACCTGGATAAACTCGAGTACGACCACAAGGAAGCGCTCGAGATGATTGCTCACAAGATTGGAAGGATTATCAATGGCGATCCCAATTACGCAGACAGCTGGGATGACATTGCTGGATATGCCAAGCTGGTTGCCGATCGCGTCCGCGCATTTCAGACGTGAGCCGGTATACGCACGGATGAAGATTGGACTCTTCCCGAAGTTGGTAGCCATTGCCTGCAAAGAAGCAGAAGTTGCGAAGTCCGAGTTGGTTGGTGCATCGAGAGAGAGCCATGTTGTTCATGCTCGATGGTCAATCATGCTCGGACTTCGACGGGCAGGCCTCTCAACGCCAGAAATTGGCAGGCTGCTTGGCAATCGGGATCACTCAACAGTGCTTCACGGCATAGCTAAGACGACCCAGCTTAGGCTTAAGTATCCTGGCTTTGATGCGCTGTGTGCCTTAATGGAGAAAGAAGCAGATGAACACACGGCACCTGTGGACAAAAGAACAGGATGAGCTTCTCAAAAAACTATGGGGCAAGATAAACGGTAGCGAGATTGCGATGAAAATACAGATCAGCAAGAAGCAAGTTTATCACCGGGCAATGTATCTTGGTTTGCCCAGGCTAAAAGATGCACCCAGTCAGGGTGGGCAACACATCTTGATTAACCAAACACATGACAGCAACAAGATGTTCTTAGATGCCTACTCTGCATGGGCAAAGAAAAACAACATAGACCTCCATCCATACAAGAAGAAGGGCTCTATCAATCTTAAGCAGGAGCAACAACCATGACGACGCCAGATGATGCGCTGCTGCAAACCGAACAGATTGCGGAATTTACGAAAGCTCGTGGCGTTGCGCCACCGGAGCGTATTTGGTTGGTCTATGAGGCTGGCGGCGAAACGGTGTGGAGTGCGGAGCCTGATCCGGAAGGTAATGGCGAGCCGTCTGTGGGTTATGCTCTGGAACGCGCTGGCCAAGCCCACGTTGCTGGGCTGCTGGAGGCGTTGGAGGATCAGATCGACGGGTGTTCGATGATTGTTCGGATGCTCAGTGGGCAGGAAAGCAGCGTAGCGCACTCGTTGAGGGCAATGCTGAACGCGCAGATTGACGCCGCCCGCGCAGCCATCGCCGCAGTGAAAGGAGCATGACCAATGCTTGATCCACTGCATCATGCGCTGATTGTTGCCTGCGTTTTTCTAGGCACATGCTGGCTGCGCGAACGGAAGGCGCACGACCGCACCAAGTTTGAGTTTCGGATATTCCGGCGATGAGCCGCAGCGAAAGGAGTAGACCAATGACTGACACAGCACAACTGCGGGCGCTGCTGGCCGACGCGCACACGAAATTGGCGTTCCTTCGCGGCCTTGTCGAGATTGACGGACTTAGTTTTGGCGACAGCCATCCGACAATCAGGGGCAACTTCTGGTGGCGCAGTCAGCACTTGCCGGCCATCGGTGACGCGCTGAACGCCGCCGAACCGATGCTGGACGAGATCGAGGCTTTGCGGGCCGCGGCACGGGCGCTTTACCTAGCCGGCTATTGGAAATGCGACCGCCCAGTTGATGAACAATCACTGTGGGAGAATTTGCGGGATGCTGCCGGTATTGCGCCGGGAACAGCCACAGCCGTTTTTGGAGAACAGCCATGACCACGATCATACACGCCGCAATCCTCGCAGCCATCCGCGCAATAGGTGCGCCATGAACGCGGCTGAGATTGCGGCCAAGCTGACGAAGGCGCAGCGGGAGGGTTTGCTTAGGGGCTGGGGAACCGTTGGGATTGCCCGCGCGCTCAAGACAAAAGGACTTTCCAGCGGCTATCTGGGCAGCGACCCGCGAGCGGTTGCCATTGTCACCACTGAACTAGGTCACGCTGTTGAGATTGATTTAAGAGCCATCCTGCAAGCCAAGGAGCCGACCGATGAACGATGAAACCCTGGCCGCGCTGGAGCGGGCTGCGGAACTTTGCGACGACGAAGCTGGAAGATGGGGCGAAACCGTGCATAACCATTTAGTTGTTATGTGCCGCAAAGACGCCGCCCTGATACGCGCTCACATCGAAACGCTGCGTGCGGGTGGGGAACGGGCGCAGATTGTGGCGTGGTTGCGGAAAGAGGCAATTATGTCAACCGACACCGTTCGCAGACGCATGAACAAGGCATTGGATCAGATCGCAGCCGGCGCGCACAAGCAAACAAATTAACGCGGGCAGTCCTTGTCACATACACAAGCCCACTTGCTGTTGTGCGCCTCGATCTCTTTCACCGTCTCAGCGGTGTCGGTCTTGCTGTCGTAGCTGATCGGCTTGGCGATGCGGCAATAGTCACCGACGAGCGCGGTCGAATCGGTTACGCAGCCGGTCAAGACGAGCAGGGTCGTCAGCGTCCATAGCGACCTGAGCTTTGGCAACATTCTCATCAAGTTGCTCCTGGGCATCTTTACGACCCTCCTGCTTTGCACGGGATCGAACCCACTCGCTTACCAATAGCGAGAGCAGAGACAGGAGGGCCGTAAAAATCTTCACTTCTTAGCGGCCACCGACCAGATAGCGACAGTGATTGTTGCTACTGCACCAGCTACGCCCTCAACAAGCGAAGCATCGAGGTAACCTTTGCCGGCAAGAAAGCCAGCAACCGCCGCAACAACCGTGCGGACAATACCAAACACCTGATCCTTATTCATCTCTCTCTCCTTACGCTTCGCCGTTAGTGTCAATCACTACCGAGCCTGCCCATGGTGCGGGGTCTGCTATCGCCACACCCTTAGGCCACCTTAACGCAATCAACCTATGTCGTGCAAACCGACGTACGTTCACTGCGTCACCTTGGTTGCCGCCTAGAATGTTCAGGCTGCCGTCGTTGTTGACGCTCTCGACAAACCCAACATGCCCACCACCGTCGCGGCCAAACACAGCAATAGCCCCAAACGGTGGCCGCGTAGCAGTTGTGCCAACGCTATCGCCCCAATCTGCCCAGGCTTTTGCGCGAATCGAAACACCCGGCGTCTTGATGCCCGCCTGATAGATGCACCATGCAGCAAACAGGCCACACCAAGGCACACTATCTGCCGTGTATTTGATACCCAGCACTCGAGCGCCAAGCCTATCAGCCCAGCCCATGATGACTGGGTTGTTTGCTACACCGGGCACCTCATTCAAACCAACGTGACGGCGCGCTTCTGTCATCCACTTAATCATAGCTTACTCCGTTTCCATTGAAGATATTCAACGCCCTCAAAGGGATCGAGGAAACACTGCACAGCGTTCGGCTTGCTTGCGTCTGGATCAACAACGACCAGACCGGATGCACCAAACTGGTGCTCACCAAAGCCGTGCAACTCAGCGTATTCATCCATGAACTTGTAGCCACGTACCCGCATCAGCCAGTAGCAAAACTGCCGATGAGGATTCTCACCCTGCCTCAAGCCAGTATCATGATGGTGACCAGCAACATACAGGTGCGCCCAATCCTGCATCTGAGCCGCCTTCTCGAGCCCGTGTAGGTTGTTCCATACGGAGGTGCCTTTGAAGTTGTGGGCCGCCCATACGCGGAAATCAAAGCCGTTCGGGGAGCGCAACGTGAACTTCGATTGCCAGTCGTCCATGTGCACATGATGAGGCTTGATAGCATTGAACCAGGTGGTGCTTACCGGCCCATCCCACATGTCGTGGTTGCCATGCAGCCAGATGAACCATGGCACACCGCTATCATGCAGCAACCATTTGGCCATCTTGCGCGCCGTGCTGGCTGACGTATCCTGGTTAGCCCATAGCTTGGCAAGTCGGCCTACCCAGTTGTTTGTAGTGTCCCCAATATTGATGGCATAAAGACCTTCGGTATCCCGAGCCAACTCGCAATGCTTCTGCAGTAGTGGCCAATGGCAACCGTTGTCGTCAACGTGCGGATCACCAAAGAACATGAGCGCATAAGGGCCCGCAATAGGCACATCAAATTGCCGCCA